GCGTTTGGTAGGTCTATTGCAGAGGAGTTAGCCAAGTCATCAAGTGCCTCGGCGTAAGCCTGAGTGTGGTTTTCTGGATTAGCAAAGAAGTCAGCAAGTTCCTGTTGAGACATAGAATCAAATGCAGCAATCTGCTCATCTGAATATCCGTACTTCTTTGCAATCTCTCTTACGCGCTCGCGGGCGAGGGAAGAGTATTCTGACTTCTGATTTTCTAGGTCTGCTTGTAAATCTTCCCAGTTGTCATAAGACTTATCTAGAAGAAGACCGTTGCGGTCTTTAACAGTAATCTTTCCATCAGCATCTACTGATGCTTCAAAATTATTGTTTCCATAAACATTGAAATAGTTATCTGGTCTATCTACTTGACCAAAGTTAGGTCTGTTCTTTGCTATAAATCCCCAGCCTTCGGGAACAGAACGTCCTTGCTCATCAACGCGGTCTTCTGCATCTTTTTTAAGCTTTGCTACACGCTCTTCAACTGCTTCTGCCTCTGCTTTGTTTTCTGCCATTAAACGCTCGTAAGCATTCATAGGCTTTTCCTCGACAGGAAGGTCTAAAGGAATTTCTGCTTGTGGCTCTTCATTTGTTTTTGACTTCGCGGGAGTTGTAATGCCCTCCGCCATTTCCATCTTATCCAACGTAAAGTTTTTCTGTATTCCATTTTCTACAGCACGAAGATTGACATTGTCATTCTTTGGGTTAATCCAAATGCTCTTAGGAAGAACAACTCTGTTTTTTCCGTCGTATGAAAAAGCAATTTTTTGACCCTTGTCAATTGCAGACTGAATGTCTTCTTGAAGAGTAGGACTATTTACATTAATAGCAGCAACGTCCTCTGGTTGCCCAGTTGGCTTTTCTGGGGCTTTATCAAGAGTACGAGCGTACTCTGCCTCTAGGCGACGAACTTCTTCACGAGGAATCCCAAGATCTTCTGCAACCTTATCAAGAGAGTCACCTGTTGCGATACGACGTTCGTAGATTTCTTTACCTGTGGCTTCAACTGGAGGGATGTTAGCAACTGGTTCTTCTCTCTGACCAACAAAACCTTCATCAGCAATCTTTTTTAACTCAGCGTTGGTATCTACACCCTGAAGTTGAAGTGCGTCTCTGACTGCTTCTCCTGGAACGTTGGCAACAAAGTCTTCTCCATCCTCTGTTGGAAGTGCTATTACTGCAGCACCTGGAACTTCATTACCTGGCTCTACAGAGCGGCGTAGTTCTTTTAATAAATTATTTGTAGGAATTTCCTGTGCCAAGTAAACAGGATTATCTGAGAAACCTTCAGGAAGAATTGCATCAGGATTTTCTGCAGTTACTTCTTTCCATGCTGCAAATGGTTCAGGGCTAAGAGGGTTGTAGCCTTGTGGCATTTCAATCTCTTCATTTTTAGGCAAGTATGGAATATGGTCTTTTGTTTCCATAAACTGTTCTAATTCTTTTTCGCTAAGACCCTCTAGCAATGCAGGAAGCGGGGCTGAATCTGCTTCTTTAGCATCAAACTTTGGTTCCTCGGTAGGAGGTTCTAAATCAGGATTTTGTTCTGTAACTTTCTTAAAGGACTCAGCCAACTCTGGAGCATTTCCAGAGACAACTTCTTCCTTCTTTCTAAAATCATTTAATGCTTTTTCATTAGCATTGTTACCAAGTTTTTTATCATAAATCTTTGCCAACTCCATAGGAGCATCCATACCTGCTTCTTGTAGAGCAAAGAAAATTGCTTCAGCGGGAACGAACTCATCCCCCTTGCCGAAAGGGAGGGCTCCTACTCCTAAAGCATTCTCTCCATCGTCTCCTGGAGAAACTGCTTGTTCTAGGGCAGCAAGTAAATCTCTTTCATCTTGCTTCTGAGCAAGTTCAACAGGGTCGTCTGTGAAATCTGGGCTTTCTTCATCTACGCGTCCTTGAACATCGTATTCTGAGTCTTGTCTAATTTTGTATGCGTTATCTGGGTAGTTGTATTCAAAGCCACCTTTAGTTTCAACAGGGGCAGCTTGCTGTTTAGGAAGTCTTGCTTTTGGATTTAATATCTGGTCTTCTTTTCCTTCAAGTCTGTCTTGAACATCTGCCCAAGTTTTTACTACATCAATTTCTTCAGCAGACTTAGCGTTTAGTATTTGATAGTCTTTTGTTCCATCATCTTTTTTAGATGCAAACACGACGAACTCTTTATTAGAGTCTACATATCTTTCTACTTTATCGCCAAAATCTTTAAAGGATTCATCTTTTACCCAGCCGTTAGGTGCGTCAAGAAAAACTAAATCTTTTTCGTCTATAACTTCATCACTTACACTTGGAACTATTGGCTTAGGAGAATAGCCATCTGGGGTTGGCAATACTGCCTTTATGTACTCGCCTTTAACAGGATTTACTTGAGCAATTTTTCCATCTGGAAACTCTACTTCTACATCTCTGCTGTTTTTAGCATTAGCAACTACTCTTCCACTGATGCTAAATATCTCGCCATTAAGACGACGAATAAGAGCGCGAATTCCTCCGCCTTCGTAGGCGAACTGACCCTTACGGTCACGACGTTGACGACGAGCACGAGCACTACGAGACTCGAAAGAGTTTCCGTCAGTTGCTGCAATTAAAGCATCGCCAGGGACTATTCCTTGAGGAAGTGAAAGCAATATTGAAGTGTAGTAGAGATGTTCTACAGAGCCTGGTACAGACTCAAATGCTGAGGCAAGAACTGCTTTTGCTCTCTCATCTGTAATTCTTGGGTCAGCAGCAAACCAACGAGAGCGTGAAATTCTCAATGCACTTGCAGTCATAGAGTGTTCGCGGGTTGAGCGTGGGTGAGAGATTGGCAGTAAATCTGTATTAGTTGCGTAGAAAAAATCACTCTTGTTGTGCTTGGCAAGTGCTATGTAGTTGTTAAGTTCCTTCATTGCTAAGTGCTCACGAAGAGAAAGTGGAAGACCTTTACTTGCTTCTAGAGAGCGCATAACTACAGAGAAAGCAGCTTTTTTAGTAATCTTTCTTGCAGTAGATGTAGAGAAGTTAGAGTCATCTACAATTGATAAAACTTTATCTCTTAAATCTATTGCTTGTTTAATGGCATTAGCGCGATGGCCTTCAGGAGTGATGGCATAACTGATTCTTTTTATTCTGCTCATACTTCACTCTCCTCTTCTAAAACTGGAAGCAAATCTGCGTCTAAACTACCTTTTCCTAGTGAAGCAAGTAGTGATGCTCTTAAGAATGGGTCTTCTCCATTTTTAACTGCTCTCAACCAACTTGCTCTAATTGCAGGCTCTGCTTCATATCCATAACCTAGGTACTCGGTCATAGCAAAAATTGCATCTTCTACGGTTTCGTAATCTTCTTTATTCTTGAGTGCAATACTTAATTCTTGGTCTACTACGAACTCATCTAACTCAGGTCGTACGTCAGTTATATTTCTATTTAATTCTACGTTAACAACCCCGTCAGGAATTACAGCAAATCTGCATTTTCCTGTTGGCTCAACGGGGAGAGCAATAATCTTACAATTTGAACCGCCAGCATATAGAACGCAATTGGCGCAAGTAACACCGATAGAAGCAACTTCGTTTTCGGCTGGAGGCGTGTAGCCTGCCCAGATTCCTTCTTCGTCTTCATTAAATTTTCCATACTTCTGAGATATCTCAATTAAAGCGTTTGCTAAATCTTGTTCTTCAGGAACTAAACCTGCTGCAGTAATAGAGTTTGATTTCTTAGTGCTACGTGGGTGAGAAGATGGTAACAAATCATTGTCTGTCTTATAAGCAGCATTTGTTGGTTTGCCAGATTTAAGTAGTTTTAGGAAAGCATTTACTCGTGCCATTGCCCATTGGTTACGGTTCATTCCAGGGCGGTGTGAGACAGAAAATGCTCCAGCACCACGGCGATAAACTGCTTTTAACATACCTAAAGTTGCTCTTCTTCCTTTAGGACTTTTTTCATTATGCTTAGATACTTTCTCTTTAAGAGAGTTCTCTACTGCTTTAGAAAAAACAACTTTACGAGAACCTGATGCAGAGCCCTTTTTATTTTTACTAGAGCCTTTGATTTGATCTTTCTTAGGAGCAGGAGTTTGAGAGATTGTTCTTTTATTTTTTGTTGCAAACTCTGAATCATCTGAGGCATCAATAGGTACGCAGTTGGGAACCATCTTCCCGTCCTTACCCTTTTTCATACCAACTTGCTTGTAACCATCCCAGCAGGGGTCTCCTGCAGATACAAGTGAGGTAACTACATTGTCAATTGATTGATTAGACATTCTCTGTTCCTTCAACTGCTTGCTGAAGTGCTTGCTCTACCTCGGGTGGCAAAGGAGCAACAGAATTTTGCTGCTGTGTTTCTCTAACTACGCCCATCATCTCTGGGGCAACAGTGTTTAACATTGCCTCTGTTAACTCTGGGCTAATCGATCCCTTTTCAGAAAGCATACGAATAGCAAGTTCATTTGGTGTTGGTGCATCCATAGATGAGAATCCATGTGCACGGCGCCATGAGTCGTAAGAGATAGCGCCTCTATCAAATCCTGAATCAGCATCGGCTGCTTTATCGTTTCTAGTAGCAACTGCTGATGGGTCATACCAAACAACAATTCTATCTACCTCTGTTGGGCTAAAGCCTTGCGCATTAAGGTATGGACGCAGATAAACAACAGTCAAAGCATCAGCGATAAGTAGCATCAATGGTTCGATGTGTGCCTTGTAGAGTGACTCATCAATTTGAAGTGCATTTGAGTACTTAACATTTGCTAATCCTGTAACTACATCTTTAGGAACATCTAGTCCTTGTAGAATTCTTTCTAGTACTCTGTCAGCGCGAGAAGCAAGTGCTGGGTCAAATGAGCGCTCGAACTTAAACTGCTTAATCTTGTCGCCAAGTTCTGCAGGACCACGAATGATAAGAGGAACAACAGCCGATGCAGACTCTTCGTCACGAATCGGAGTTGTCATAGCATCGATAAGTTGCTCTTCAAACTCATCTTCTGCTTCTTCTGCAGTAAAGCCTGGGTTGGCTTCGGTATCTGTGTCATATGGATAATCTGGGTCGCCACCTGCTGCAACTGCCAAACCATCTGGTAAATAAAGTGCGCCAGCGTTGAGGCGAGAGCGTGCTGTTGCACGGAATGTTCTGTTGAGTAGAAGTAGTTCGGCGCAAAGGTCTAGCAAACCACGAAGTGATGAATCTGCTTCATCTGAGTAACGAGGGTGTGAGCGCCAGATACGACCTACGAATGCATTCTTAGAAAGCTTGTTGTTGGATGCCATAGATCCACCAATGCTTTGTTCTCTACGACCAACAACATTAAATCCACCACGAGTGTCAGTCATTATCTCATCTACAGATTTAATATCCCAAGACTCTGGAATTCCTGAACCGACACGTTCTGGCATTTGAACTAAGTAACATTCACCAGCAACTGAAATGTTGAGTGCAGCATCGCGAAGAAGTCCTGCTTGTCCGCCATATGCAGAATCTAAACGAGCCAATGCTCGCTCAGCCGCTGCTGCTAAACGTGGGTCAATAGTGTTAGATAGTGCTACTGGTGCTGGAGCCTCTGCGGCATTATCAACAGCAGCAGCGTAGATACGAATGCGAGAAACTACAGAGGCAACTAGATTAAATGCGTATTTGATTTCTCCAATAGCATCGTAGTATTCCCATGCTTCAGATTGCCATGCACTAGAGCCAGCAGAGCGACGTTGTTTGAATTGCTCGAACTCGCCTTTATCATTAATTTTAATTTGTACTGCAGCAGCAGTTAAAGTTCTAGGTGTTGAGTAGGAAACTGATTGGGCGTTAGTGGAAAGGAATATTGAACTAGGGCCTGTAATTTTTGGCTTAGCGTTTCTAATTACTTGAGTAGAACGAGTAGTAGACTTTTTTCTTTGTCTAGTCTTTTTTGGTGCAGCCTGAGGCGCGACAATAGGGGTAGGCTCTATTGGCTCTTGGTGTTTAAAAACACTCACCCTTTTAACTCCTCGTCTCTATGGCGGAGTAGAGGACTAATCATTTTTCCTCATACGCAGCCAGCAAACCAGCAATGGCAGAGATTGCTAAAACAATCGCTACTGGATGTACTACATTAGGGATAATCATACGTGATATTTCAAGCAGTGATGCGACCCAAATTGATGTACACCACATACAGGTGAAGAGGTACCCAAACTTTGACCTCTCTGGAGGAAACCTTTTCCAGATTGCATTTCTTGGTCTAGAGAAAATCTCGTCTTTTACTATAAGCCTTGCTAACCTATAGGTTGCAAGACCAGCAACTGATAGTTCAAAAAAACTATCCATCTATTCTTCCCCTCCAACGGTAATGATTGAGCCGTAGGGGTTCCAAGACCTCAAGCGGGAACCACAACCGCAGTTGTCATCCTTACTAAATGCAATAAGTTTTCCCGACTCAGTGGTTAC